GGGATCATAAATACTCCCTCCTCGAGATCATGAACATACCGTGTCTTTCCTGTCCCAGGGGGACCGTAAACCCAAAAAACTTCCGGTGCGAAATTCCTATCGATCTTTCTCAACTTACACGTGATATGATGGCTGTACAATTTCGATACCCCATTGTTATACTGCACGAACGTGGTTTGGTGCTCGTCTTGCGTTACCACTTCACACAATGGGATCTCATTCTCGGCGGCATGAGCGACTGCGTCGCAAAGGTCTTTCAGGCATCGTTTCTTTCCATCCTCCATAGGCTTCTCACCAAACTTGGTGAGTGCCGATTCTTTGCTGCAATAGGCATCGTTCTGAGCGAAGGACCCTCGCATTTGCTCGATATGATCCCCAGGGAACACCTTCTTCCACCCGGTTAAACGCATGGCTCTAGCGGAATAGGCCCACGTTTGATAGTGAACTCTCTGGGTGGTGGGGCAGGTCTCCTGACCGAATGCAATGTACTGAAGCTTCTCCGGGAGTGCGGTCCATGGGTCCCCAAAGTGTGTGATACAGGCTGAGCGAAAAGTGCACTTTTCATTTGTCGCAGGCATAATTTGTCGCAGGCTGCTCTAAAGGTAATACTGACTTTAGAGCGAGCGACCTGTCTGTTTTGACTCTTTTTTTCGAAAAAAAAAATTTATTAAAAATGGACCCGGGTTCGAGTCCCGGTCAGGCGTCCTTGAAATAACACTTGCAATACCCCTCGTTGATGCGGCCAACTTGATTAACATCTTGAAGCGTCCCGTACCAATCGTAGCACACGAATAGGGGCACATAATCGTAGAACTTCACTTGCGCATTAGAAAGATTCTCGTACTTGATCAGTCCACTGCGGCCGAATTTCTTGCCAGGGATAGACACACGCATGATACGAGTAGCGATTCCGGCAGTGTCCGTGGCCCCAATAGCTGTGCCAGGAGTAGCAACAGCAATAGGTGGGGCATTGACTGGAGAGACGTTAACGATCTTCTGGTAAAGAACAGAAAACCGCTCGGTATTGATCGTGTCGATCATCTTGTTGTCAGCGTTGCCTTTAAATAAAGTGGTGCGGGTCGGGAGATCTCCCTTAGCACACTTAACAAGCATAAAACGATAATAAACCTTGGAACGGTTGAGTGCATTCTCAAGGAAAAACGTGTAAGTAACACGCTGGACATTGATCTCGTCACCTATACGCTGTCCTCCACCATTAGTCATGTCTTGATCTTGATTACCGTTAGACATCTGGAACGGATTCATGAAAGGCCAACCGTTGCCGGTAGCATTCACGATAGAAACATTATTGTGAGCCATGCCGAGATTAACGGCTGTCTTCCACTGGTTTTCTTTGGTCTCAATTGTACGAGTTAGGGCACGCACTTGCACGGCTAAAGACCGCTTCTGACGCTTAGCAGTACGCTTGCGCATCGCCTTTGCAGGCTTGCGAGCACGTGAAACGGAGCGACCTCTTTTTGCCATTTTATTGACCAGGGGACAAGCCCCTTAAATAGTCCGCGTCCCAGGACGCGACACCCCATGTCATCCCCTCGGTGGTGGTGGTTCCCTCACAGCGGCATTGGCGACTGCGGCGGCGGCGGCGGCGGCGGCGGCGGCGGCGGCGGCGGCGGCGGCGTTGGTGGCCCCGAGGATTCCGGCGATATCAACGATCCGATTAACTCGTCGAGTAAATTCAGACGGGAGACTAAACTTTGCAGCTCCAGCGAAGTGATCCAATCCGTAGACGGATGTGAAGTAGATTCGGGAGGGGCGCCAGGCGCTGAACCCTCCTTTGACTGGAACTTGAGTAAGGTACCGATCAATCTCCACAAGCAATGCATGAGGATTGATATTCTCCGGCGAGACATTGTCGTACAGCACGGCTTGCTGGCCGTTGTATCCATCTTTCCACTTATATAGATCTGAGACCGGGATCATAAATACTCCCTCCTCGAGATCATGAACATACCGTGTCTTTCCTGTCCCAGGGGGACCGTAAACCCAAAAAACTTCCGGTGCGAAATTCCTATCGATCTTTCTCAACTTACACG